AATGAAGGCTCTGAAGATTATTTTGAAGATATTTACGATAGGCAGATACATGATACCGATACTTTCCGTGTGGATGTGAACAATATGGTTAATGAAATTTATAGCACACTGGGATCTGGTCATAGTGAAAGAGTGTATCACAATGCTATGGAAGTCAGTCTAAGAGAATTGAACATCCCGTACGAGTCTGAACGACATGTTCCCATTTACTATAAAGAGCACGTAGTTGGGATGGCCCGTGCAGATATCATTGTTCGTAAAACAACTGTTCTGGAATTTAAAACTGTAAAATCACTTACCGATGCAATGATATCTCAAGCCAAGAAGTACCTTACACAGCTAAAGTTACAAATAGCATACCTGATTAACTTTCCTCCGGGAGAAAATCAAGTGGCTGAGATTGTAGAAGTTAAACTGTCGGTATAAATTCCCATCTATTTACAGCACATATCTTACGCCAAATACAATCCTGTTGATGAAGCTTCTCCTTACTTTTTAAAAGTGGGAAATATTGAAGATAGGAATCCTCGGACAGTAATTCACAAAATTTGTATAACACAAAGCTATAACTCAAAAAATTTTTCCGATCGGCTGGACAGTTGTCGTCAAATGGCTTTTGAATATCACGAAACATCATACGTAACTGTTCCTCTAATTCTTGAGACATTCTAGGTGCTTGGATTCCACTTAAAATATTAGTGATAAAAGGTACGTGTTCATAATACTTGTTTAACTTGAGTTTTTTGAGTAATGAACGAACTTTTGCGTGTGTAATCTCGTTCACTGATTTAATCTTAATTTTCTTAAACTCATTTCGCAATTGATCTATAACTTCGGGTGGAATCGTGGTCATTTCTTGAGCTTGAAATTGTGAGAGCCATTCATTGAAATGATTGTCTCGTTTGTATGAGTAATTAATCACCTTTTCAGAGGTTTCTTGTTCCTCTTTGTATGTGAGCTCTTCGCTTATTAGATGGTCTAGCACCATTCCACACGAATCACATACCAAGTCACTCGAGTCATGAAAATGGAATATGTTACTATCTGGGCAGTTCGGGCATACATCTCTTGCTTTTTTCTCAATTGGTCGATCTAGTGTTTTCTTTTCAACGTCTATGAGATAATCTGTGTATATATCCTTTTTCTGCATTCCGGATGTCTCTTTACAGTTGAATATATTATCAGTCGTAACTTCACCCATTGTTTCATCTGTGTATTGGCGAACATACGGAATACACCTCGATATATATTCCGCCATTTCACTCTCATAAATACTCCTATTCTCAGGATCACTCTCTATTTTACTCATCCATTCTTCTATACGATTATTATATCTGCTTAAAAAATTACCTTCCATTTAATTTAATGAAACTTCTACACAAGTTTTTAATTAACGTAATTTATGGTTTAAAGAAAGTGATGCATTTTATTTTCGCTAGACGTGACTACACAATCGATGATATATACATCGAGTATTTTGTCGATCACTCTAAAGATTTTTCTATTGAGACGATGGAGATTTCCGATCATCATCGTCTTTGGATAAACCAAAGTTACGAAATCGATCCCGAGACAGAATCTTATGTGATTGATGAAAAGGATCTTGGACGCGTCGGTCTTTCTGTCGGTGATCCCATTCCCACACCACCGGAAGCGGTGACGAAGGTTATTGTTCGAATCCGTTATTGGTACGATAATCGAATGTACAAGTTTTTGACGTACAATACCAATTACTCATGGCCGCCTAAGAAGGTTAGTAACATGTCGTTTCATATTCCTCTCGTAAGCGCACAATTACTGGATTGTGATGACAAGCCAGTAAAGGACGTTCTCGAAAAAATTAGGCGGTATGCGGGTCCGCATTCGGACTTTTATGGCGAAAAGGTCCTGATTAAGGATATGCTATTTTATAATGAAGATAGGCTAAAAAACGAACTTCCTCGTATAAAACTGAAAAACTGTTTTGGAATGATGAAAACGGTTGATACGATTAGTGGGTTTATGTCTGATCTTCGTTTACCTTAGTAGCGAGGTAAAATTTCAGATCACCCAAATTCGCGACGTTGTATTTAAGAATCAAAAATCGGTTTTGTTCTTCTTGCATTATTTGGACAGTAGAACACATACTTGTCGCCTTGGTGAATATGTTCATGTATTTCAGCGAATATGTTCCAGATAGATCAGGAGATTCGTCTACACATTGAATTTCGGTTTCCTGGTTCGCAAAATCACCCTTACACACAAGTTTCAACGATTTTCCACCGCGATATATCTCCAATTCGTCCCCAATGTTGGACATATCTCTGCATATTCTTTGAAAATCTACCGAGGGTATGGGGGTGATAACCGTCATTTCAGTTTCCGGGACTTCTATTTGATTTTCGTTAATATCCAGGAGTTTTAACTCAAATTTCGTAGACGTTTTCTTTTGTTCGCTGTGGATTTCTATGTTCATAAACTCTTTAGAATTTATGGAAATAATGAGTACATCATTTACAGTGATGGTTTTTAGTAGCTTATACATGTTCGTCATGTTGACGCCACAGTCGATATTTCCGTTGCATGTATATTCTTCAAAGTTATCGGAAGGTAAGAACATGTCGATAAGCGATGTCCTAGCTGTATCCAGTGTTACTATAAACATCCCTTCCGGTTTAAAATATATGTTCACGTCATTCAAAATATCCTTTAAAACCTCGAATGTAGATTTTATAGCCGCAGCTTGTACGGTGACTAATTTCATACTAAAATTTTCACGTATTATTTCTTTATATCCGTATATGCCTGATCCTCGACCTTACGACTTATTTTTGCCTGAAGTTCTGGAGTCATTGCTGGCTGTAACGACTGTCCGTAACTATCTAATGAAAACATATCTTTAGAGGATTCACCGTCCAGCGTTGTCGACACTATTTCCCCAAAACCACACGTGTCTAATTCCTTAACCGGTAGCAAAGACTCAAGCCAGTTATGAATCTCGCGACCCACGAGAAGTTTACCATTCTTTGACAAAAGTGTAGGAACTTTCGTAATTTGATTCTTGTACTGGTGAGGAATCCCACTTTCCGTGACGTTGTGATAATGAATGATATGTTTCAACTGTTCGTGACTTTGGATAAATTTTATGACTTCAACGCTATGTTTACACTTCGGACTGTATAAAAGTAGCGACATTATCTATATTCATTTTTCAAAAAAAATCACAAAAGATAACACACTTTTTTCGTGTGATATATTAAATGCTCACGCTGCTGTTTTTCGTGCTCGTATTGTTACTTGTTACCAGTACGGGTCCTAAGCGAGAGACGTTTGTAAAGAAATCTACTAACGAAATCGTGCTAAACGATCCATTACCCAACATGATTGAATATGCAAAGGTTTCCAAAGTTCGTGCAAACCACGATGTTATGGAGAAAATAGTATTAGCAACGAACCGATACATTCTGGAAAAAACTGGTATAGACAACTACATCATAGAGACGACCGCACTTAAACAGTTTCGTCACAAACAAAAGAATCATGATATGTACAGATGCATGTTTATGGTTGTGAAAAAGAGGGGATTTGCTCACGGAGCCGCTGTAACCGCTGATATAATGGTAGTGAACAATCAAACTATAGGGGGTGCAGGAACGGGTGGGGTACGTGTCTTGAGTGCTCGATCACAACCTATGGATATTAAACCCCCAGCTGATAGCACACCCTTTGAGAGTAAAACAAAGGGGTCAGAATTTATTCCCTACGAAGAAATACGAAATTCTCAAGATGAAATGCTCAAAGCACTTCAAAACCCTAACGTCGTACTGAACAAAACTGTAATAAATGGATTTGAAGCTGGACCTCCAGCCACAGTAAATTACGAGGGACTCGAAAACCGTATATATTTTCCCCCTAAAAAAAGATGAGACATAATTAAATGATCAGTGTGGAAGAGATCACTCGGATTACGAACAATAGGAATCGTATGAAGAAAGAAACGTATGTAGAATTATACAAACAAATATCTCGAAAAATCAGGCGCGGGGTTGAGTCTCATAAGAAGAAGATAAATTTCGTCGTTCCATCTTTCGTGGTAGGATATCCTACGTATGATAGATTGAAAGCTGTTGCCTATTTGAAGAGACAGCTCGAGTTGGGGGGTTTTATAGTGTACATTACAGGAAATTATGAATTTACTATCACGTGGCGAGTGAAAAAAGAATCGTCGAAATCGATGGATAACCTCGAAGATTTTCCCACACTCATAAATCTTAAAAAGGCAGCGAATAGGTACAGGCGAGATGCGCAAAACGATTAATAAAAAAAGACCCGTTAATCATAAATGGATAATTTGAATATTTTAGTCGAGGCAAAGCGAGAATACCTTGAACAACTTTCTATTCTTGTATGCCCAGTTATGATCGATGTTTTTGAGTCGATGTTTGAAGAGGCTAACAAGTTATCTAAGGGTCGAAAGGTTCTCCAAATGTTTCAAAAGCTGTTAAAAGATGTACCCGAATGGAGTGAAACCATGGCTAAGAGTCATACGGATAATATAGCAGATCGTTGTGCGTGGTTCAAGGATTTGGTTGCCGCTGTATTCGTAAGTTCAGTGAAGATCTTGTCCGCCGTGCGTCTCAGCAAAGATTCTAAGAAAATGTCGGTTAAACTTCCAACAAATGAAGTTTTCATTCATACGTGTTACAAAAATGCAGCCAAGGACTTATATCGTGATCCCTATGTTTTTACCGATAACCAGTCTGAACACGCTAGAAACGACAAACTTTACGACCGTTTCGCTACATGCGTAGAAACTACGGTAAAAGAGTTAATCCCCGTTCAACAAATTCTTCAAACGTACATGAGTGCGACTGGAGATGAAGATATCCTCGATTCGCATGACCCCAACATGGAAGACGACGACATAGATGAATATGATGAAAGTGCAGCTCCCGAGCACATGGGTGATTCCGAAATGACCGAACAAATGGAAGGTGGTGAGTATCCTCAAGAAGAGGGCGACCTTCCTATGGGAGATGTCGCGGATGAGCCAGGTGAAGGTATGGAGGGTATACCTCAGGAAGACCATATGCAGGAAGAACCGCAACAGTCAAGTGATCCGTTTCAAAACGAATTCAGAACTATCAAAAGTGCACCTCAGCAGCAGGGTCAACGTGAATCGCAGGACCTGTTTGCAGATGCAGCAGAAACCCGAACTAAAAAACTCGGTTATTAAATATGGACGAGTACTTCCGTGATCCGGGTTCGGCGGCTATTATTGCAGCTGGTATAACCGCACTTTACATTCATGGTAAAGCACGACTTAATGACGAAGGCACTTTATCTACAAGTGCATACGCTAAACCGGCTGCCCTAGTAGCTATTTTAGTGTATTTTATAGTATCTAATGGTTTAGGTAAACGTGAGACCATTTCCACGGAACCATTCTGAGTAACTTAAAGATTTCCCACACGTAATGTATATATCCTCATGACTTCTATCTCAGCCTTCAACGATATGATGGGCCAATTCCTTATGGAGCTCCACAAGACCTTCCCAGAGGAAAAGGGACTCAAAAAGTACATCGCTGCTTTTGAACTTATGAGAACCACTAACCCCAAGCTTCTCGTTGATGGCTTCATGGAAAATGTTGGCCCTCACGTCGACAAAATTAATTCTCGCGATGAAAGTTTCTTTCTCGAACATGCAGGTAATATTGAATTTCTCAAGGAGATTAACCTAAAGGACTGCTGGCCAAAGGCTTCCGCCGGGACTCGTGACGCTATCTGGCAGTATCTCCAAACCCTTTACATGCTCGGCACGACTATTACATCTATTCCTCCGGAGACGCTTAGTATGATTGAGACTGTAGCTAAGCAATGTGCCGATAAGATGCAAAATGAAGATGGGGAGGTTGAATTTGACGAAGGTAAGCTCATGCAGTCCATGCAAGGTCTGCTCAGCGGTATGTTGAAAAAATAAACTCATATTATATAAATGGTATCACTCTTCGACGATCCCAAACAAATTATCAGGGCTGATAAGGTGGCCGAATTTTGGCCTACAAAAGATCAAACGTCAGCACAGAGAGTAAACGCGACTGCTCGTTTCGTTGTTTATGCGACGTGCATTTTATATCTTATCAGGCGTGACATACGTGTCTTTATATTAGGAGCGACAGTGTTAGGTGTATTATTTGTAATGGAAAAATCACATATGATCAAGGGATCTGCGGCTAAAAAGCATGCTGCTACAGTCTCGGAAAAGTATATGGGTGCATGCCAAGGTCCCACCCTCGACAATCCCATGGGGAATGTTCTGATATCCGATTATGACGGTCGACCAGATCGTCCATCTGCGTGTAGGTATGATACGGTAAGAGGTGAAGTAAATCAGATGTTATCAGGGCGTATACCATATGGACCCCAAAAATCGAGGTCCCCTTTACCCGATGCCCAGCGTAACGCTTTCGACAGGCAATTTGTAACAGGTCCCGTGACTACCATTCCCGGTGATCAAACCGCTTTTGCCGAATGGCTTTATGGTAGCAAGGGTGCTCCGATTTGTAAAACGGATACTCGTTTATGCAA